TTGCGACCCATGAAACATCATGTATGTCAGCAGACAGCAGATGTACACCGCATACAGCAAAACCCTTATCGAAACGCCTTTAGCTGTCATATACATCACCTTACAAGCTGACCAAAAAAATCCCACCTTTTTACAATAAAATCCCCGTAGCTGGTGTCTTCCTTTATTTTCTCAATAGACGGATTGGTTCCTCGATTATATCTGGCCCCAATTATGCGCACTTCATCCATCCCGATAGAGGAAAACTTATCGTAATCGGCAAGCAGCCGCAAGTGCTTCGCAGCCAGATCTATATTGTAGATATCCTGCTCCAGACAGTTGGCTAAGCTTCTCAACTCGCTGATAGACATGTCATCGGGATTTAGACCTAATGTCACTGCCGCTGTCCTAAGCTGAACACTCACCCAGCCAAAACTAGTCTTGGCAGGCGGTGGTGTACTTACGGTCGGCAAATCCCCAAAATGATCGAACACCCTAAGTTCGAAGGCAGCCCTATCGGCAGAGTTGGGATCACCTCCAGCTTCTATCCAACACACACCAGCCAGCAGTTCTATAGGAAGTGAATATTTTGCAGCTGACGCCTTGATAAACTGTTTATTATGAATCAACCATGTATCTTTGAAACGCTGGATATGACCTCGCCCACCACCAAACCGTGCGGGTACCAACTTCCAGACAAAAACATCGAAGAATCCCCAAGTAGGGCTGCCGTTGGATTCCGGCGCACAAAAATCATTCATATCAACTCATCCATGACTTAGACTTCGTCAGCGTACTGTATCATCAAAATTCTCGTTCAGTGTACCGGTCGTTGGCTGACTTGTAGCCAGACCTCAGAACAACCCACCGAGCGCGGCAGGTACCCAATTCATGATAACCAGTTCACCGCTGACATCAGCTTTTCCCTTTCTCTGGTTTACCGTGCTGTAGCGGATGTCCACTGTTTCGAAATGGAAGCCTTCAAACACACGCCGTATGTCAGGATGGTCATTGATGCTGACCATTACTGTCCCTTTGCATGTACGCATGAAATCAGCCATCCGCTCGTAATTCTCAAACGGAAAATCCACACCGTACCCATAGATCGCCGAACGAAGCGCGATGCTCCTGGTTCGATTCAACTCCCTCAGGAGGAAAACTCGATGGCGGGACAACGCGATCTGGTCAGTGACGCATAAATCCTCGGACATGTTTATCTCCTATGCCCCGACCGGGTCGATGGCGCTGAAACGTGACCGGAACGTGGGATTTCGTTCTGAAAATAGGGGTGGGGTAAAAAAAATAGCGATATTAGCTAGATGTGAGGAAAAAGGGGTTGGAGGGCCCGGTTTTGCTGGGTCCTTCATATAGCAGCGGATAGCGATATGGTAGCTATATGAGTAGCGATATTTTACCAAACTCCCGGAATCATTGGGTTTTAAGGAAGGTAAATATTACTGTTCATAAAGGTAATATTATCGCCTTCATATCGCTTCAATATCGCTATTTCCCGAAAACGCTGAGAGCCTTGATTTACAAGGGCTGTAGCCGTTTTCAGCAACGCATATTACTAATATCGCTCTTTTTTTTTGCCCCAACAAATTTTGAGACGCTGCCCTTGGGTGGGCTGCTTGGGGAGGTGCGGACGTGTGTTGGCGTGTGCGCTTTTACCGGCGCGAGTAATCACGTCTAAGGCCTGGTCAGGCGCAGTGAAAGGATGGCTTGTTACGTGGCTTGTTACGTGTACCGCAAAAAACAAGGGCCTGCATCGCTGCAAGCCCTTGATTTATATGGTGCCGGCACCAGGAGTCGAACCCGGGACCTACTGATTACAAGGAAGATGCTTTTAACATGTGAATCAAGCAGTTACAGATAAATTAATTACGTGCTGCAGGGCTAGAACTCCCGGAATTCTTAAGGTCTTCGGGTGCTATTACGTGGCGTACGGAGGGTAACGGGGCATAGCAGCACCAGCTGGCTGCGGTTGCCTTTGGTGAAGAGTAGTCAGTCAGAAAACGCAATTCGAAACCTTGTTCACGGCGGTGAGGTGCGTCGTTCTTGGCACTTCGAATAGGCGCGTGACATCAATGATGCCTCGCGCCTCGTCGATTTTAGTTTTTGACCAGAGTTCCTGGAGCACTGCATTGGAGGACATTTGGCTAGGCCTGGTGTGCATGCGGAACACGCCGCCAGACCCTTTTCAAAATCTTAGCGTGCCGCAGAGATGAATGCCTGCGGCGCTAAGTATGGGGCTCGATCGGAGTTACAGACGAAAGCGTCCAACGAGATCTTTGAAGGAGATAGCTAGCCGGGAAAGATCCTGCGTAGAGGCGGTTGTCTGGTGGGCTCCAGCGGCAGATTGAGTTGAAAGGTCTTGGATATTGACTAAATTCCTGTCGACCTCACGCGCAACATGAGCTTGCTCCTCACACGCACTCGCAATTACCAGGTTGCGCTCATTAATTTGAGCGATTCCATCTGCGATCAACTCGAGTGAGTCACCAGTAGATCGTGCGAGTAATTGTGTATTGCTTACCAGGGACTGGCTTTTGCCCATGGCGACTACGGCCTCGTCAGCCCTGGATTGGACTGCACTAATCATACCTTCTATCTCACCTGTAGAGGTCTGAGTTCTTGCAGCGAGCGCTCTCACTTCATCTGCCACAACTGCAAAGCCCCGGCCCTGTTCCCCTGCACGAGCCGCCTCGATAGCTGCGTTAAGTGCGAGTAGGTTAGTTTGTTCAGCGATACCGCGTATTACATCCAATACCTTGCCAATATTTCTGACCTGAACAGCTAGATCTTCTACTATTGTAGTGGAAGATTGGATTTCAGTGGTGGCGCTGTTTACAGCTTCTACTGCATTTCGGGCTTGCCCAAGTCCATTACTTGCTTGTGAGCTGGCCATCTTAGAAGCTTCAGACGTGGAGATTGCATTTCGCGCCACCTCTTCAACTGCAGATGTCATTTCCGTAACCGCAGTGGCAGCTTGTTGAATCTCATCATTTTGGCGAATCAGGCCCCGGCTGCCATCTTCAGTAACTGCATTAAGCTCTTCGGCTGCGGATGCCAACTGGTTAGACGCATCGGCAATTTGGCGAATAGTGCTTTTTAAACTATCCTGCATATCCCCTAGCGCGTTCAGTAGCTGCCCGGCTTCATCCCTTCTACTACTGCTCACACTTTCAGTCAAGTCGCCCTTGGCGATTAGTCTCGCACTTGCCACCGCGATGGCTATAGGTCGACTGATCAAACCACTTACAATGAGTCCTAAACTCAGAGCAGCAATGAACGCTATAGCTATGCCAATATAAAGGACATTTGTGGCGGAGCGCTCCTGCTGATCGGCATCCCTAGCCCCTTCTTCAATCTGACGGTTGTTAGACTCAACCATGATGGTCAACTCGTCCATGACCTTGGTAAAGCCTTCCTGGAGTTCTCCCGACAATAAGGGGCGAGCGGCGCCGACGTCTCCAGCTTTTAGTAAAGAGAGTACTCTTTGAACTTGTGATTGATAGATAGGCCAATCTCGCTCCATTCTGTCGCCAGCAGCCCGCTCATCATCTGCCAATGGCGTGCTCCGATAAATGGAAAACGCCTTCTCACTGGCTGCAAGGTTTAATTCCATGCTTCTGATAATACGGTCTTTTAAATCCTGTGACTCACCAGCTGCAGTTGCCACAGTGAGTGCGTATAGGTCTTTTTGCTGAGCTATCGCCTTACTTTTAGCTTCGGCCGTCTTCGCGACAGAAACAAGGTTATTAGAAAAAACAAGCTTCAGGCTCTCCGACAAATCAGTCACACCCCGACCGCCTAGTAAGCCAACTCCTAATGTGATAAGCGCGCACAATCCAAATGCTGTGATAAGTTTGGTGGATAATTTTGCGTTTTGCAACCAAGTCATAATACCGTCCTAAAATTTTTTACGAATAAGCTGGAGGGGATAAGGTCCTCTTTTTGAGTTGATATGGTGTTATCGGCGACCTGGTAGAAAACTTGAATGCTATTTTGCTGGCTGGAGTCTCGTTATAAGTTTGGTCTTGGGAAAGGGTCTGTAAGTTTTCAGTTAATTGTTACTAATGTTTCGCATGTCACTACCCCGAGAGTGCGTTTATTCGACTTTCCTGTGGGGTACTTTGGGGCGAGTGCTGCCGATCGCTGCAGTCAGCGCCCGCTTTAAATTCAGCGGTGTCTTAAAACAATCATAACGCGCCCGATTTTCAATCGCCCCCCTACAGAAATGCCCGCTCTGGCGGGCTTTTTTGCGTCTGCTGGACACCAGACCCTGGATGCTTGGACTACCATTAACGACGCTCATGGTTTGGAGCATAACTCAGCGCCAGGAGGTCCTTGTGTCGTTACCCATCACTGCCCGCCAACTGAACGCGTTGAGGGCCCTGCAACGTACCCTCCCTGAATTGGGCGAGCTGGCGATGTCGATCACCTTGGCGTTTGACGCTTCACGCATCGATAGCCCGGAACTTGCCAGGCTCATTCTGGAAAAGACCTGCCGCCGTATGGTCGCCGGTGAACCGGGCAGTCACGATGCGATGATCGAGCACCTAGAGATTTTCGGTGACCTAAACTGTCTGTCGCCCCAACAGGTCATTAAGTTTACCGAACAGATCCGGAAGCTCGCTTGATCATGCGCCAAGGTATTCAGTACGGAGCACTGAGAGCCATGATCGAGAATATTGTCGTAGGTGCGCGAATGGTGGCCTTTTGGTGCTTTCGGGATACCAGAGATCGCGGGGCTGGTCTAATATGAACGCGCCAAGTGGCTCGACGCGAAACATAAGTCAGGAAAGAAATACGGTGCCTCTTCCTATTACCCCCAAGCATGAAGAGACTTTGCGTCTGTTGCGCCGTGGCAACCCCGCTATGGCTAATTTATCTGCTGCGATTGATAAAGCCTTTGATGTCTCTGCGTGCGAAAACCCAGAGTTGGCTCGGCTCATTCTGGATGTGCTTTGCCTACGGTTTATTACGGGTGATCCTACCGCCCGCCCTGCACTGATTGCGCAAATCAATCATTTTGGTACTTTGAAATGTCTGTCCCGTTCGCAGGTGCATGCTTTCACAAGCGCAATTGCCGATATCGTTTAAATAATTCCCAACCTATTCAATATGATGTGCGGCGCGCTATCTTCGAGAGCTGCGTCGATTAAGTAGGGTCATAATTTCGCGTGTCTGAGCTTCCTGCTCTCAAAGTCAGTTCATGTCAGAAGCATTGACCAGCGGTATGCTGAGGTCGTAGACGTCCATCATCGCTCCATCGCGGTGACCGCTGGCTTCCTGTTTGTCCGCTCTCGTACCTGCGGTGTCAGTAATACCCCTCCGTTTAAGGTCGTGTAGGCCGAATCGTTGCTCTGCCGTTATGGTGCCGTCTTCGATTGCTGAGGTGATAAACCGTTGCCAGGCCGTGTCCAGGCTAGTTTTGCGCAAAGCCCCTCCATGGCTGGCCACGATGATGTAGCGTCGATCGGGACGAATCGGAATGACTGTTGATTTACTAGCCCAAACCTTGGCCCGGTAAGCCTTCGCCCCTTCCCAAGCTGCGCGCAGTCGCGTCGTCCAGCGGACAATGTTGTCGCGGCTGCCTTTGCGCCGGTTGGTCATAATCCCTTCCGCCAGTTCATGGGCATCGGTCAAGGTGATGGTCTCAATGCCCCGCAAACGGCACAGGTAACCAATCTCCATCACGTAGCTCAGGTACTCCGGACAGCCACCTTTCTCGTTCCGCGCCAATCGACCGAACGCCAAGGCACGGTCGACCAGCACCTCCATGACCTGATGCTCTGGTAAACGCCGACGTTTGCGCTCCACCGGCGCTTCGATCCCCTGTGCCGGATTGCTGTCGAGGTAGCCCCGGTTGCGGCCCCACTGCAGGACGCGGCGCAGGTAGCGCAGCACATGCGCCGCTTTGGACGGCGTGCCCTCGTCGGCCAGGCGATCGACAATCCGCTGGATCAATGCTGCGGTGAATTTCTTAACCAGTAGATCCCCCAGTGGTTTGCCCAGCCGGGTTGGGATGCTCAGCAGGACGTCTCGCGAGTAGCAGTAGTCGTTGTGAGTCTTGATACTGAGTCTTTTGTAACGATCGCTCAGGTGAAACTGAGCGCAGACGTAGCGCAAAGTGCCTTGGTCGACGCCCGAGGTTTGCTCCATGATTTGATGCAGCTCGGCAAGGGTCACATCAGCCGGTGCCACATTGCGCCGGCGTTGTTTGCCGGTCTCGTCGTAATGCAGCGTGTACCAGACGCCGGCGTTGCGATGATCAAAGTAAATGGCCGCTGGGAGAGCGGCCTGATCGATGTGGGGGGGAATGTGCGGATTATGCTTCCGCTTACGCGCTTTCCTCATAGGATGTTGGTGTCATAACGCTCTGAGGTTACGGACTCCATGCCCGCAGCGTGGTGAATGAGATCCAGCGTCGTCCAAGGGCCTGTGCGACCCCGGAACATGCGGATGCCTTGAGTGATCAGCGACCGTTCGACGTCGGAGCGGCGCTGGTAGCCGGTGATGCGCTGCAGGTCCTCAAAGGTGAGGACATTGCTTGTTGGGGAATTCATGTTTGCTCTCTGCAGGAAGCAGCAACCAAGGGAGTGTAACGCTTCGCCCTGGTGCCAAAAGCCAGAACCTGGCGGCTCAATTACTGGGGTGGGTGGCGAGAATCTGCGTCAGGATGTGCTCGTCGCTGGCGGTCAAATCGCCCTGGATCTGCGCTTGGCTGGCCAGACTCTCCAGCCGACCGCGTGTGTCCGGGGTCTTCTGCACCAGGTAGCCGATCAGTGCCGTGCCGACCATAGCGATAGTCAGCAGGTTTTTGGGTGGTGTGCTAGCCTTTGAATTGCTGCTGCTTGGGTGTTCCGTCTTCATCGCCGTACTCCTAGTTGTGGTGGGTGCTGGGGAGCTGCAACTCCTCAGTACCGTTCTCTTGCCAATATCGTCGGCGCCAGCACGTGGTATCTACTACCCTGTCCTGCGCGCCAAGTGAATGATCAGGTCTTCCAAATCGACAGCGTCTTCCGCCTCTAACTGCCACTCCAGTACCGCCTGGATCTGCTCCCGGCTGCACTGCAGCACCATCATTTCCCGCTCACCCCGGGCAGCACGCACGTCCAAAATCTCCAGAAGCCCGTCTACGGCATACGCATCGGCATGTACTACCGGGTAGCCGTGTTCAGTTTGTTTAAGTCCGGCAATCACCATGCTGACCGGGTCGACAGCAGGATCGAGCGGGAGCTCGCTCATTACTTGAATCTGCATGGCGTCCTCTCAAGCTTTGAAATGCCAGCAACGCACGGATTGGGGTATAGGGCTCATGGGAGTCCGCGCCTGTAGGTTTGCCCGAATGATGCTCTCGGTAGGTTTGCTGGCGTCGATCATCCTGTGCGTCCTGCCGTCTTTGAGCATTCGGCGCAGGGTGGCCAGATCGGGAATGCGTTGGCGATGCTCATGCGCGGCCTCGGCAAACTGGTTGAGGTTGATGGCGATGACGCCGGGATTTTTGCTGTGATTGACCAATGGGCTGCCAGGCAGGGATTCCAGGTAATCGAATACCTGCCAGAAGTCGTTCAGTTCTTGCGGATCGGTGGTGATCGCCGCCTGTCTATCGCCGGCCATGCCGCTGATGTACTGGCGGGTCTGGCACATCATGGGCTCAGGCACTGTCAGCACCAGCTGCAGACAATCCAGCAGTGCGAGCAACATGCTGTGGTTGCGGATGATGCGGTCCGAGGTAAGTTTCTTACTGGCCCACAGTTCGGCCCGATATTTTGGATAGACCTCGGCGAAGCGTGTCATCACCTTGTGTTCGGCCTTCATCGCCTTAACCATAAAGTGGCTGACGTCTCCGACCTCGGTCTGCACCAGCGCGTCAGCAGCTGCCCGACTTTCCTCGGTGATGATAGGTTTTGCGAAGTAGAGTTTGGTAATTCGACTCAGGATCGCTTCATGACCTGAGACGCCGGCGTTCTGGGCAATGACGATCGACGCGCGAAAGGGCGGCTCGTAGGTGTCATTGCTGTTGTTCTTGACCCCTCGGGTGCGCAGCAGCCCTCCGCCGTAATAGTCCTTGAATTCGTCCCATTCAAACGATTTGGCGTTCTCGGCATCGGTGTTGCGATCGGCTTCAAGCAGCACCAGCGGTATATTGGACACCTGGCCCATCGCACGGCTGCGCCCGGAGATTGATCCTTTGGCTGGGTCGAAACCTTCATAGATGCGGCCGAACAGTTTCCACAGGAACTTGATCAGCGTGGTTTTGCCGGAATCTGGCTCGCCGGACATTTCCAGAAAGGGAAAACTCTCGTAGTCGGCGCGGATCTGTTCGGCAAACAGGGATCCGAACCAGTACGTCAGGGCGACCAGGCCTTTCTCACCGAAACATAGCCAGAGACTCGCTAACCAATCGTCGCGGTAGCCCTTCGAGGTGCTGGCCATGCTTATCTTGATCGACTTCATCAGGCATTTGACGCGTGTCTGACCGAACTCGAAATAGTCTTCGTCGTTGGCCTTGTAGACATTGCCGCCTTGCACGGCGTAGTCGTTGAAGATGTACGCCTTGTGCTCTTTGCTGTAGCCAATGAAGTCGATGGTTTCGACCGTTTTCAGACCTTCGGTTTGGCGGATGACGATCTGGTCCAGATGCTTTTGTGTGCCGAGCCACGTCGCGCCGGCATACATCAGGCGCGCCTTGAATTCGCTGCTCGACGATATCTGTTTCGGTGTAAAGGTGAACTTCTCGGGGGCATTGTCATTGGGTGTGTCTACCTGAAAATAGAACCAGGCATCACCGGTCACGTCGTTCACTTGCTTGTAAAGCGCCTCAAAATTGCAGTTAGCAATCATCTTCAAGGCGCATACAGATTCCAGAACCTTGGTTCGTGCCTGTCGGTCGTTCATCAACTGATCATCATGATCGTCACTTTTTAGAAGCGCCCGCTGCTCGTCCTCCAGCTTCGACAAATCGAACTTTGCCCAGTACATCCTGTTAGCAAACTCAAAATGGAATTCCGAAGTGGAGTCTTCCCAGGTGTACATCAAAATTGCCTTTTCACGAGGCGAGGGAGCCAGCAGCAGATCACCTTCGTGACGAGCGACGTCAAGATCACGCTGGCGGCGCTGCTCACGCTTATCAGTATCTTCAAAGCCCCAACGCTGGTGAAGGTCGTTCCAGTCAACCTTGCGGCGACCGTTCTGGGGCACAAGCGCTGCCGCACAGCTATAGCCTAGTTCTCGTGATTGCTTTACCCAGCGCTGCAGGTAGCCCCGAGCGGAGGGTTCGTTGTCCAGCGCCCAAACCAGGAGGGGGAGGTTGTTCTTGCGTTGAGCTGCGAGCTGTTCCAGAGCCTGAGCGGGGTAGCTGGTGCTCGACATGGCGGAGACTGCCGCGATTCCGTTCTGCCGCAGCGCCACGGCGTCGAAAATCCCTTCGACGATCCACAGTTCATCGACGGTAGCGAGGTCAACATCAGGCGGGCACCACCAGTGGCCCAAGGCGCTATATTTGGGTTTGAAGCGCGCTTTCATCTTGCCGAACCGAGCTGGACGGTCGATCAAGCGTTCCCAATAACCGTCGTTCGGTAGCGGGAAACGGATAGTTGCACTTGAATCGCCTGATTCGTGGTTAACGTAGTTTTCCTGGCTAAACCATCCGGTCATACGGCCGACGTCGAAGCCACGGGCGAACTCAAGGTAAGCCCGAGCCGTTACTGTTGGATCATTGTCTGTCGCAGGCGCACGCCTGCTCCAGTCTTCGAACAGGTCCTCGTACAGATCCTTCACATGCTCAATGTGACCGCAGCGCTCCGGTCGGCCGCAGCGGATCTGCCAAGGGTTATCGTGGCGAGCGTACAGCTCTTTCTTCTTGCATTTTGGACATGTGCCGCCTCGCATGTAGTTAGTGCCGGTGCGCACCTTTAAATCAAAATCGAGCTGCAGGCGTTCTATGACCTTGGCTCGTAGTTTCTCTTTCATTACGGTCATTACTTAACGGCCTTCAAACTGTGGGACAGGGCTGCCATAAGGCGCACTTGTGCTGCCATTTCTGGGACACGGGCGAGAATCGCGCCATGACGTTGGCCGTCCGCGACAAAGCGGTATTGATCGTCGTACCAGTATTCGTTGAGCCTTAAGCGGTACTGTTCGCGCAGGGCTTCCAGCAGCGCCTTGGCCTGGGCTTTCGGCAATTGGGTGGTGACGATCACGGCGTTGGCCATCGTTAAACCTCGAATTCGGGCGCAGCTCACCCATACCCACGATGCAATTGGGTAGGGCTCGTATGTGTTGGTTGGTATTAGGTGTTGATGACGCGGTAGCGGGTGCAGTCGATTGATCCGACGATGCGTTCAAATATCAGGCTGACGGGGATTGCCCACGCAGTACCCGTTTCAGGATCAACGATGACGGCGTGCGTGGAGGTGCTGCCAGCCGTATCAATCTGTTGGCGATCACAGATAGCCGTAATGTCGCTGATGGCAAGATCAACGATCCGCGAGGCTATGTGATCAACCACGTTGAAACCGCTGGTTAGAAACAGGGTGGCCCGTTCACGCAAGTGATAGTCATACGTCAGGTGTTCGGCATGATGACGCTGTAGAAATTGCACCGCCGCTGCTTTCAGTACGTCCTGAAAATCCTTCACTGCAGGCGAGTTGTTCATTGCGGTGTCCCTGACTTTGCGCGGTAAAGGTCGATGGCTGCCAGCACTTCGGAGTGCCGCGCTGCCATATGAAGGTTGTGAGCATTGAGAATGTGCTCTGCCTCGGCCTCACTGATGCAACCGTCTGCGAGTGCCTTGGCAATCTCCTGGTCGACGCAACCCCGCTTTGCTGCCGCTTGAATCGACAGGGCATACATTTCGACATTATCCAATGTCTCAGGATCAGCAACAGGGACGAATAAGCCGCCGTACATTGACGCGACGTAGTTTGGTAAGTGTTGCGTCCCTGCCTCTTGCTCAAGCTGGAACAGCTGAGCGTCTGTCAGCGGCCGACTGTTGTTGTTCTCATAGGCGTGATTGTCGAACTTCTTTAATGCCAGACCGATTCGAGCGGCTGCGCACTCCCGCCCACCTGGATAACTGCAGATGATTGCGCTGACTACTTCGCGGCGAGTCTTTAGAACTGCTTTTTTCATGTTCTGCTTTTCCCTGCTGATCCGCGCCATTACTGTTCAATCACGCCGTCTTTGATTCCCAGCAATACGGCGGCGCGATGTGCCTCCCCTCGGCGACCTTTTTTGCGACCGTGCAAGAGGTCGCTAACCAAGTTCTTGTTCAATTCGTGCTTTCTGCTGAACTCGGCAATGCTTTCACCTCGACGATCAAGGGACTCACGGGCTTGCTCGGGTGTGAGAGTGACGGGCATAGTGTTGGCTCGTGTGTGTTGGTGTGGGTTGGTGTTCGTACAGCGCCGATTATGACCAGATAATTTGTCTTGTAAAGGGTCTTATGTTTGAAAAACTTGTCTTCGGGAGAATTCTCGGATCTGAGCGCGGGCGAATGCTTGCGTGAAGAAAGGAATCGACTGGGTCTTAAACAAGAGGAAATGGCCCAAATTGGCGGTGTTACGCGGAATACCCAGGGAAGCTATGAGCGGAACGAGCGGCGACCCGACACCGGCTACCTGAAAGCCCTGCACGGCGTGGGCCTTGATGTTCTATATGTCGTGACAGGCGTTAGAAGCGCCCCAAGCATTACGGATATCTCCGAAAACGAAGCCGCCTTGCTTACGCGTGTCAGAGCTCTGCCCCTCCATGACCAAGAAACAGTTCATCGTATGGTTGACGCACTGGGTGCAGTGGCTGAAAGAGACAGCGCAGGACACTTGAAGTAATCGTTTAAAATTGTGTCCAACCACGGTTTTGGCTCTACAGATTCCGTCTACGTCCGCTCCGGAATTTACAGAATGGAGCGGTTCGCATGTTAGATCTGGTTGAAGTGGAAAACGGCTGTGTTGCCGAAGAGGAGCGCGAGTGGATGATAATTAGTCGGAAGGAGCGACTTCTTATTGAGCTCCATCGGCGGATATCAGAGCGTGATCAACATCAACTCGTACGTCTCACCTCTGGACTTGTAATCCTGGAACAGGAACAAGTCTGAGTTGATCATTCTTTAGACGTACCGAACGTGTATGGACCGCCGTCATGGCGTCGGTGGTCCATCAGGCAACAGCCTGCCTTCCGAGCTGTTCGAACAATTCCTTCTGTTTATCCGGTGTCAAATCACGTAATCGGTCAAACAACAGCACATCCAGCTGCTGTGCAGACGGCCTCAGCGTGTGTGAAAACATCAAGTTGGCCACCCATGTGTGTCCACATTTCGCATCAAGGCACTGGCAGTACAACTTTACATAAGCCTTGGTCACTTCCTCCCGAGAGCTGATGCGTCCCTTGTGGCCACACGTTGTGCAATAAATTCTCATGCTCCCTCCCCAGGGCCATCTTCTCGCTAGTATTTTGCCATACTCATAGTGGCATTATCTGTGGTTTCGGTAATATCAAGCCGTTGCAGGTGTCACCGGCACCACCTGCCAGGAGAAACGCCGGTCTTCGCGCAACGTTGCATTGGCTTGGTCGAACAACTGACAGATCGGCCTGATCTCATTGCTGGTGTAAACGCGATCGATCTTCTCAATGTCGCCAAATCCCCCATTGTTCTCCGGGATGATTCCGGCCAAGGCCGGGTTCATGCGCCAAGCCGCGATCACGTCATTGCGCGTGATGTTCTTCACCTTCTCCAGTTCGTCCTTGGCTTGAAAGTCACCCACCGGGATGATCTGGATGGCCTTCTCGGAACCGCCCGGAATGTTGACGAACATCGACCGGAAGTTACCCACACCTTTGCTGGCAGTGATCTGGGCGCGTAGCTCGTCTTCGTCCTCTTCGGTCAGGTTCGGGTCGTTGGTGTAGAAAATGTATCCTGCGTGCGCGCCGTTGCTGTAGTAGCGCCGGCGAAACAGTGTTGCGGCCTCGTTGAGTAGCAGTGCCTGCAGACCGCCCAGGTATTCGGGCACGCCATAAATGTTCTGTTCTACGTCGTAGTTGAGGACGTGCTCGA